CAAGGAACATTTAATGATCAAAATGGAAATACACTAAGTCCATCTGATAATGTAAGTATTACTACCACTAGAAATGCTTCTAATGGGTCAGAACAAGAAGATGTATCCTCTATCAAGTATTTTGCACCAAGACTTTACTCAGCACAATACAGAGCAGTTACACCGAGAGACTATGAAGCAATAATTGCTACAATTTTCCCCCAAACTGAGTCTGTTGCAGTCATTGGAGGAGAAGAACTAGATCCACCTCAATTTGGAAAAGTGCAAATAAGTATAAAACCAAAAAATGGTACTTTTGTGTCAGATTTTGATAAAGTGCAAATTAAAAACAAATTGAAAAAATTTGCAGTCGCTGGTATCAATTCTGAAATCGTTGATTTGAAGATATTATTTGTTGAAATTGATAGTAATGTATATTACAACCCCGCATCTGTGGCATCAGAGATAAATTTACGTTCTGACATTATCGGAGCGTTAAATCTTTATACAAAAAATGTTGAAATTAATAAATTTGGAGGTAGATTTAAATATAGTAAAATAAATCAATTGATAGATCGAGTTGATGATGCAATTACATCAAATATAACAAAAATAATTATTAGAAGAGATCTAAAAGCGTTATTAAATCAATTTGCTCAGTATGAATTATGTTTTGGTAATCGTTTTTACATAAATCCTGCAGGATTTAATATTAAAAGCACTGGGTTTACCGTTAGTGGATCACAAAAAATTGCATATTTGACAGATATTCCAAATAAGGATGCATCAGGTAATTTAGATGGTAGCATGAAAGGCACAATAAGTGTTGTTTCAAAAAATGACTCTGGTGAACAAGTTGTCCTTATAAAAGAAGCAGGTGGAGTTGATTATATGAAAGGAGAAGTCATACTTAACACTATTAATTTTACTTCCACAGTGGCAGCGAATAATTTAGTTGAAATTCAAGCATTTCCAGAATCAAATGATGTTGTTGGTTTAAAAGATTTATTTGTAAGTTTTGACGTTTCAAATAGTAGCATAAATATGAAGAAGGACGTAATTGCATCAGGAGAAGATGTTTCTGGAGTTGTATTTACAAGAGATTACTTTACCTCAAGTTACTCAAACGGGGTTTTAGAGAGGAAATAATTTATGTCACAAATTGACAAAAGAATAAAAGTCAACACAATTATTGAAAATCAGTTACCTGAGTTTGTACTCTCTGATTTTCCGAATGTTTCGGAATTTTTCAAACAATATTATATTTCACAAGAATTTCAGGGAGGTTCTGGCGATTTAATTAATAATTTTGATCAATATCTAAAAGTTGATAATCTTGTTCCAGAAGTCGTTGTTGGTATTACGACCCTAACATCTTCAGTTGATATTACAGATAACGTTATTAACGTTTCTAACACTAAAGGTTTTCCTAAAGAGTATGGATTATTAAAAATTAATGATGAGATAATAACTTATACTGGTATCACAACAAATTCTTTTACTGGATGTATTCGTGGATTCAGTGGTATTACAGGTTACAACGTTGGAGTATCCTCATCATTATTAGAGGTTAATAAAGAAAAATTAAAATTTGAAGAAACTTCAGCAACAAGTCATGCTAATAACTCTACAGTAACAAACTTATCTGTATTATTCATACAAGAATTTTTTAAAAAACTTAAAAAAACATTTTTACCTGGTCTAGAAAAAAATGATTTTACTGAAACACTTGATGTTGGCAATTTTATAAAATTTGCAAGATCATTTTACCAGTCAAAAGGTGTAGAAGAGTCTATAAGAATATTGTTTAAAGTTTTATACGGTGTAGAGGCAAAAATATTAGACTTAGAGAATAACTTAATTAAACCATCAAGTTCAGAATTTATAAGAAGAGAAGTCATAATTGCAGATGTCATAACTCCTGGTGGTTTACCCCAAAATCTTATTGGGCAAACAATTTTCAAGTCTGATGATCTTAATACTAGTGCTTCTGTTTCTGAGGTAGAAATATTTACTAGAGAGAGTAAATCTTACTTTAAGATGTCTCTATTTGTAGGTTTTAGTGATAGAGATTTAATTCAAGGAGTATTTACAATACCTGGTAAGACAAAGGCAGTAGAAATATCACCAGTAAATTCTAACATCATTACTGTTGATTCTACAATTGGATTTAATGCAACTGGAACGATTATTAGTGGTGCAAATACAATAAATTACACATCTAAATCTGTAAATCAATTTTTTGGATGTACTGGGATAAATGAACAAATAAACAAAACAGATGATATAAGGGCAAACGAAACTATTTTTGGATATGAAAATGGTGATTTGTCTAAAAGAATTGATTTAAGAATTACAGGTGTTTTATCAGACTTAGTTCAAGTATCTGATATTAAATTAGTTACAGAAGGTGAACTTTTATTTTCTAAGAACGTTGGTGAAAAAATATTTAATGATGGTTTAAATTATAAAGAAAAATTTGCAAATTCATGGAAATATAATACTAGTTCAAGATTTGAAGTTGAAGGTCAAGGACCTTTTAAATTAAATACAAAAATTGATAAATCTTCTATTAAAAAAGGTGATTTATTTGAATTAATTAGAAGAAATGAACAAGTTGTTGATGCTACTTTTAATGTTAGTGCTGTAAATGATGATAATACAATTGATATTACTGGATTATCACCTACATCACCATTTTTAACAAATCAAGATTATGATATTCGTCGTGTTATTGAGAAAGCAAGTAGTTCTGGCGTAGAAATAGATGAGGGAAATAATAAAATTGTAGCAAATGTTTTAAATGTTTATACGGATGGTGATACAGATGGTTATTCTGCATCCAACTCGTTACCAGACTATGATATAACAACAGATATAATAAAGGAAACTTTTCTAGGTGTTGGTTCAACAGTATTGGAAGGTGCAACTGGAAATAAATTTAGTTTTATCAATTTTGGAGTAACTGCGAAGGATGCTAATAAACAACCAAGGGATATCAAATTTATTCAGGGTGATGCGGTTGTATATCAACCAGATGGAGATCCTATTGTTGGATTAGATACTAATAGAGTTTATTTTGTTGATCCTCAACCAGTTCCTGCTGGTCAAAAAGTCACAAGTCTTGCATTCTATAATTCAAGAAGTCAAATTGGAACTGCAAGTACAGTACAACTATCAGTAGGATTATCAACTACAACTAATCATGATTTTGTTTTACAGAAACATGCGAATAAAAAATTAAGTGCGAATAAAATTTTACGCAAATTTCCATTATCACAAAACTTATTTGTATCTTCCAAACAAGAACGACCTTTTAACGATATTGGTATGTTAGTTGATGGTGTACAAATTCAATCACCATATTCAGAGGATATAATTTACTACGGTCCAATCGATCAAGTTGATTTGGAAAATAGTGGTTCAGGTTATGATGTCGTAAATCCTCCTGTTCTTAAAGTTGAAACAGGTGCAGGAACAACCGCTTTAGTTCAACCTATACTAAAAGGAACCGTAAAAAAAGTATTTGTAGATCCACAAGATTTTGATATTTCATCAGTTACAAATATATCATTGACAGGTGGTAATGGAACAGGTTGTTTACTTGAACCTATTTTAGGTGCTAGATTTAGAGATTTATTCTTCGATAGTAGAAATTTATTTTTTGGAGGTGGTTTAGATTTAGTAAATGAAACTATTACTTTTGACAAACCACATAATTTAGCAAATGGTCAAAAATTATTTTATAGGAATGAAGGTAACTCTTCTCTAGGAATAGGTAGTGCATATAGTAATCAAAATACAATTACAGGCACATTATCAGATGGAGATCCATATTTTGTTAGAGTAGTTAATCCAACAACTATAAGAATTTTTAATACAGAGAGTGATGCGATATCAGGCATAGCAGGAATTAATACAATTGGTATCGCAACTGATACACTTGCTGCAGGTATTCATAAATTTAGAACTGAATCAGTAAATACTCTGTTAGATGTAAAAGTTTTAAATTCTGGATCAGGATATCAAAATCGTAAACTAAGAGTTAAACCAACTGGCATATCATCTACATATAATTTAATTAACTTTACAAATCATGGATTTGCTAATGGTGATATAATTGAATATTCACCAACGATAGGTTTAGGTATTACAAACCCAACAAATATACAAGGATTATCTACAACTACATCATATCATATTTTAAAAATTGATGATAACTCCTTTAAATTAGCATCAAATGAAGATGATTTTATAAGAAATAAATTTGTTCAATTAAAATCAACTGGAACAGGATATCAAACATTTAAATACCCTGATATTAAAGTAAATGTACAAGTATCTTATGCTACCACAGTTACTGGTAATATTAATATAACTCCTCTTGTAACTGGAGAGATAATTGGTTCATATTTGTATGAAGAGGGAACAGATTATGGTTCTACAATATTAAATCATCAAATAAATCCAAAGATAGATATATTGAATGGTAAAAATGCTGAATTAAGACCGATAGTAGTCAATGGTAGAATAGCAGATGTTATTGTAGCAAATCAGGGATCTGAATATAATTCATTACCAGATGTCAATGTAATATCGACAGGAGAGGGCACAGGAGCGATTGTAAGACCAGTTATTACAAATGGTCAGATAACCGATGCAATCGTCATAAACGCTGGTATAGGATATAGTAGTCTTACTACGAGAGTTGAAGTTGTATCCTCTGGTAAAAATGGTAAATTCCAACCAAGAGTTAGAGGATTAAACATCAATAATAATGAAAGATTTGGAGATATTAATTTAGAGCAAAAAACATCAAAATTAGCATTTAATTTATTAGGGTATTCTCAATCTAGTGCACAAATTTTTGAACCTGATACTTTTAGTCTTAAAACAAATGATGAATTTGATAAAGTTGAAAAACACTCACCTATCATAGGGTGGGCATTTGATGGAAATCCAATTTATGGTCCATTTGGATATAAAGATCCTGATAATATAAATTCTGATATTGTTATTATCCAATCATCCTATACAAAAGATCAAACAAAGGTAATCAATAGACCTACACAGTTTGCTGAAGGTTTCTTTGTAAATGATTACATATTTGATGACAGTGGAGATTTAGATATTCATAATGGTAGATATTGTAAAACACCAGAATTTCCAAATGGTATCTATGCATATTTTGCAACTGTTGAAATAGGATCTTCATCAAATAAATTAGAATCAATTTATCCTTATTTCATAGGTAATACCTATAGATCTCCTTTTATTACTGATAATTTATCATTAGGTCATGATTTTGATTTTAATAATTCAAATTTAATAAGAAATACTTACCCATATAATGTTAGTGAAAAATTTGCTGAAAATGATTTTATCATCGAGTCTTATGAACAAATAAGGCAAAATACAGTTGTTGAAGCAGTCGAGAGTGGTGGTATAGATGATGCAATTATATTAGATGGTGGAACAGGTTATAAAGTTGGAGACAGCACTGATTTTGATAATACTGGAACTGAAGGTTCTGGTTTTAGTGCTGAGATATCTGATATAGTTGGTATTGGAGTTTCAAAAATAGAAACATTATTTACCTCATTTAACAATGCAGTGTTTGTTTGGAGTTCAGATAGGGAGGTTCAAGTTAATTATAATCCTTTTATTGAATTAAATAATCAAGATGCTGTATCCATATCTGGGTTAAGCACTACAATTTTTAATTTAACAGGATCATTCAATGTAGGATTGACAACAGCATCTGTTGGATTAGCAAAATCAATGAAGATTGGCAATATTAGTGGTGTTGTAGAAGATATATTTGTTAATAAAATACCAAATACAGTTTCTGTGGGTGGATCATTAAGAATTGGTGAAGGAAACAATCAAGAAATACTTAAAGTTCTTAACATTTTTGATAGAAATAAAGCGTTAAGAATATTCAGAGCTAAAGGTATTGCAGGTATTGCTCATACTTTTGGATCAGACATTGAAGTATTAACAAATAAATTTACTATTCCTGTTAGAACAGAAAAATTTGAGTCAAATTTTAATGATATTGTGTTCTTTAATGGAACTCAATCCATTGGTGTTGGAACTACAGGAATTGGTCAAAGAGTAGATACTTTCATAGGAGATTTAAAAAAAGAGATTGGACTTGTACCAAGAACTATACGTATACCTAATCATCCATTTACAACTGGACAAAAAGTTGGATTATCAACATCTGATGTAGATAATTCTAATCCTCAAATTAATGTATCACCAACGACTTCACCTTCTGACGCATTCATATTGCCCTTTGCTGGTGAAACAGAAACAGAACTGTTTATTATTAAAAAAGATGAAGATCATATAGGAATTGTTACAACTGCTGCAGGTGTAGGCAATACAACTGAGGGTTTATTCTTCTTAGATAATGGCACAAGTGGTATCGGGTCTGATTTATATAAAATTACATCAAAAAATGTTCAAGTAACTGGTGATGTTGATAGAATTGTAAGCACAATCACTACTAAAGTTGCTGCAGCAGGAACCACAACTCATAATCTCAAAAATCGTGATATAATAGATCTGACTGTTGAACCAAATATTTCTGTTGGTATAGGAACCACTACACCAGTCGATGTTAGATATAATACAGAATTTGAAAAATTAATAATAAATCCTATCGATTTTAATCAAACCGATGTTGAAACTAATCGTATTGATATTGAAAATCATGGATTTAAAACAGGTGATAAAGTTTTTTATGATGGAAATGCAACTGGTTTAGGAACTGGAACATATTTTGTATATAGAATAAATGACAGATATTTCCAATTAGGTCAAACACTAAGAGATGTAACCGTATCTCCAGCAAATTTACTTCCTATAACTGCTTCAACTGGTGGAAATCAATTGATTGCACCCATAAATCCACAAATAAAAGTTGTAAAAAACCAACAATTAACCTTTGGTATTTCAAGTACGACATTAGCAGGATTTGATTTTAAAATTTTCTATGATCAAGAATTAACAAATGAATATAACAGTTCTGAAGACTCTACTAATTTTAATGTCGTTGGTGTTGGAACAATAGGAATTGGAACAAATAATTCTGATCCAGAAGGTGCGAAACTTAGTTTAAAATTTACTAAATCAACACCAACAAAATTATATTATGGTTTGACGAAAGGTGGATTTATAAGTACAACTGATACTGAAGTTCAAAATAATAATGAAATCTTATTTATTGATAGTGCGTATAATGGTAAATATGAAATCTTTAATGTTTCTGATGAAACATTTGATATTTCTCCTCTTGAACCAGAATTTTTAAACTACAATGATACAGATTGTGATAAATTAGAATATTCAACTTCATCAAAAAATGTCACAGGATCCATTAAAGATTTTAAAATAATATCTTCAGGTTTTAATTTCACTAGAATACCCAAATTTAATTCTATAAAAAGTAACTCTGGTGTTGATGCAAATATTAAACTTTCTTCAAATAATATAGGTAAGATAAAGAAAACAAGAATTTTAGATATTGGATATGAATATTCATCAGATAAAACATTAAGTCCAGAGGCATTTATACCTCCGATAGTAAATATTGATAATTTAGATGTTGTTACATCAGTTGATATTGTTAGTGGTGGATTAGATTATACAAGTGCCCCTGATTTATTAGTTTTTAATCCTGTTAAAAACATAGTTGCTAATAATACATCTTTACAAGCGATTGCTCCATCACAAACAGTATCTGATGTTAATGTGATTGCTCCAATTAATGGATTAGACTCAATTCAACATCGAATAATTGCAATCAATAATTCTAATGGAGTAGGAATTAATTCAGTGGAGACTAGTGTTGGTCTTGTTACATGTTATCTAGAAACTCCTACTAATGGGTTTGCAGTTGAACCTTTTGCTATTAATGATGAGGTTTTTGTAGAAGGGATATTACAAATAGGTGAAGTGGGAGTGGGAACACAAGGTGGTGTTGGTATAGGTACAACTACACTTGGAGATGGATTCAATTCAGAAAATTATAATTATCAATTCTTTAAAGTGGTTGATTATATAAAAGGCACTCCATCTAAACTTAAATTTAGTATTGCTGGATTGACAACTAATCCTGGTGTTGCAAAAACATTCCAATCTGGTTTTGCAGTAGTAATCAACAAAAAGAAATATCCTGATATAAGACCCATACAAACAAGAGGGCAATTTGATTTACAGGAAAAACTTTCTGTAAATAACGTACAGAGTGATTTAACAGTTGTAGAAATAAGAGATGATTATATTAAAGTTGGTGGATTAGATCCAATAAAACCAACTGATCGTATTACTGGTAATATTAGTGGAACTTCTGCTGAAATTATTTCTTTAAATGAAAATAAAGCAAAATTTAATATAGATTTTTCAAGTAGACAAGAGTATGGATGGTTAGATGATACTGGAAAATTAAGTGAAGATTATCAAGTGATGCCAAATAATGATTATTATCAAAACTTATCATATTCAGTAAAAAGTCCTATTGTTTGGGATCAATTTGTTAATCCAGTTAATCGTTTAGTTCACCCATCTGGATTAAAGAATTTTGCAGATACTGAAATACAAAATAACGTTAATGTAGGTATTGGAACAACCTTAAACGCTGTATCAACTTTAATAATTGATTTAATCAATGAACCTAGAAGAGTTGATGCGACAAATAATTTTGATTTTGTGAAAGATTTTGATGTTTTAGAAGATGCAAATAATAATCAAAAATCTAAAAAATTATTATTCTCAAATAAAACATTAACTGATTTTACAAGATGTATTTCAAATAGGGTTTTGGTACATGATGATATTTCTGATAAGTTCTCTAGTGTTGGTTTTGCAAATAACGATACTATTGTTGAAAATGTAACAGCAGAATTAGGAAATTATTTAATACAGATTATTGATCCAGATACAAAAGATGCTCAATTTACTGAATTGGTTATATTGACAGATGAGGATGATATTATATTATTTGAAAAAACAACTGATTTTACAAATGTCAGACTCGGATCATTTAAAACAGATATAACATCAGGAAAAATTAAAAATTTACTTTTTGAACCTGTAAATAAATTTACAAAAGATCATGATTTAAAGATACTTAAAATCAATCCTGATATTGTAGAAACAAGTAATGCAACCACTATAATTGGTAATACTAAATTATTCGGTATTAATAAACTTGCACCAAGTGGTACTGGCAATGTTACAACAACGATTGCTGAATTTCCAAAAACTGATTTTAATGCTTGTTATGCAAATGTGTATGTAGAAGAAAAAGTATCAAAAGATGTAAATTATAATGAGGTTATTATTGATTTTGATGGAACAAATACATCATTATCACAAATATACATTGATAAAAATTTATCAACAAGTAATAGTGCTGTAGGTATTTTAACTGCAAAATTTGAAAATGATTTAATCAAATTACAAATTATTAATGACAGATCAAATGATTTTGAAACTCGTTCAAATATAGTTGGTTTAGGAACTACTACCACTACAGGTGCAACTTATAGATTTAATGCAACAGGACAACCAGCAGGTGCTGAGAGAAGTGCAAGGTTACAATCAAATTATAATTCAGGCACAAGTTCTGTCATAACTTATTCTTCAATATCAAAAGATAATGATACCTCTGTAAAATCTCTAGTAAGAGTTTCTGCTGGTCAAACTTCAGCAGTTCACCAGATAATAACACTTCGTGATGAAGATGATATTTTAACTGTCCAATATCCATTTGTATCAATCGGATCAACATCAGGAATAGGAACTTTCGGTGGTGAAATCAATGGAAATGATATAGACCTTAAATTCTATCCAGACTCTAACATCACTTCATTGATTGAAGTACAATCATTCAACCAAATTTTCTATACTGAAAGTGATTTTGATAATACACCTAACGATCTCAGATACGGTCCTATTACTCAAAGACTTTTCTTAGATACATTTGATGGATTAGAAGGAAATAGAGCAAATAAAACAAAATTTGATCTTAAGTTTAATAACATACCAATATATCAAAAAACATTCAATCCATCTTCGGTTACATCCACAGGATTAGGTGTTAGTGAAACATTTACTATACCTAATCATTTCTTCAATACAAATGAAGAGGTTACATATAAACCTGATTCTACATTTGTAGGAACAGCAGGTACAGCGATATCAATTGGTGCTACAGCAAATATCGCTGGAGTAGTAACTACTTTATTACCATCAACAGTTTATGTAAGAAATATAGATCAGAATAATATAAAATTATACTCTCGTCCAGAGTACGTAGCATCAGGACAACCTATTCACGTAACTGGATTTGGTGCTGGTAATGCTCATAAGTTAACAATGACAAAACAACTTACCAAAACCATAATTGGTTTAGATGGAGTTGTACAGCAACCAATCACATTTACAAAAATTTCACATACCTTAGACACAAATATTGGTGCAGGAACTTCACAGTTTGTTTTAAGTGGAATAAGTTCAATTAATCCAAATGATGTTTTAAAAGTAAATGATGAATTTATGACGATTGAAAGTGTTGGTTTTGCTAGTTTACCTCAAGGAACAATAAATGATGCAACCGATGTATCTCTTGGTATAAGCACGTTACCTGTAGTTAAAGTGAAGAGAGGTGTTTTAGGAATACCTGCAACTACACATTCACAAAATGATGAAGCAAGAATACATAGAGGTTCATTTAATATAATTGGAAGTACAGTTCATTTTATAGAACCACCTAAAGGTAATCAAAGATCAAGAAGAGCAGACACAAATTTACCATTTACAAAGGCAACCTTTAGTGGTAGAACTTTCTTAAGACAAAATTATACAACTAACATGTTGTTTGATGATGTATCTGATGATTTTACTGGCATTGGTAAAACATACTCATTAACAGTTGGTGGTGCAAATACCTCTGCAGGTATAGGATTAGGAAATGGTGTTTTATTCATTAATGGTATATTCCAACAACCAGCAACAACAAACAATCCAAATGGTAATTATAATATCATAGCAGATACAACTGCTGGAGTTTCAACTGTACAATTCACTGGAATTAAATCAGAAAATGGACAATTTATAGTATCTGAGTTTGATATAAATCAAAACCAAGTCCCTAGGGGTGGTATTATTGTATCACTTGCATCAACACCAGGTCTTGGATACGCTCCTCTAGTTGGTGCTAAAGCATCATTATTCAAGAATGCATCTGGAGGAATTACTAATGTTGTTGGCATTGGAACAACATCAGGAGTAAGTTTAGGAATACAAACTGCTGCTTATGACAACATCACTGGAATTATAACAGTTACAACAGAGAAGGTACATGGTTTTGCACCAAATAGACCAAGCACAGTTCACTTAAAGGATCTTGAATTTAGTTGTGTTGGATACAGTGGAGTCACCACAACAATATTCCAAGATCATGAAAGACCATTATTTTTGACAGGAATAGTTTCTGAAAGATCATTTGAAGTACAAGCAGGACCAAGCACTATCGCTCATACTTATGAGGGTGGTGGTAATGCTATAGAGTTCTTCTCAGATAATACTTTTGG